TTTGTGCCATCATTTAAATATTCATTACGTGCCTCAGCTGCTGTAATAAATAAAAAACTAACGATTAAGATCTTTAATATCGTACGCATGTTCTCTTACTTGGTCTGCTAATTGTCTATATAAATTTTCTGCCATTTCCCATGTTGCTTCAGCTGCGGATAATCTTGTGGCAACTTCAGTTAATTTATCTTCTGATACTTTTAAGTCTCTTTGTAAATTAATAATGGTTTGTTTGTTGGCCTCTATGGTATCAGTTAAACTTAATACATATCTAACTGATGTAAATGTTCCAGCTAATATCGCAGCAACCACGGGCACAATTACTATATTCTTTTTTACCCACTCAAATTTTGATAATTTATTTTTAGTTTTGGCTGCCATTTGTGTATCTCATTTCTCTGTTTGCATCTTTTAATTTTTCAATATCAACCAATACTTTATCCATCTGCCCTCTTAAAAATTGTATGTTAACTTTATTTAATGCCATTGACTCAATGTGTTTGTTAAGCTTGTCTGTGGTTTTATAAAGATCTTCGATCATCATGAATTGTTCAGAATCCGCGGGCAGTGATCCTAGTTGTCCACGTGGCCATTTGATTCTAAATTCTGTGTTCTCATTTAGATCTTTTTCCATTATCTGTATACGAGTGTCTGCAATATTGAGACGTTCTAAAATTTGGAAGTAACCCATTGTTCCAAGAGCAACGATTATTATTAAACTAGCAACCGTTTTCATCGGCATTTGTACTGCCGCTTCTTCAGATATGTTTAAAGGTTTCTTGCTCATCTAGTTGGAATATATCCTGGTTCCATAAAAAAAGCTAGTAGACATAACAAAATCACGAGTATTGCCGTGAAGTAGTAATTCATAACAGCCTCCAATCATTTTTTCTTTTCCTCTATTTCGTAAAAGAAATTATCAGTGTCTTCAGTTCGCCACTGCTGTGTGTCCTCTACGTTCCAATAACTTGTTTGTACTTTCCAGTCAGGTATTTGATCCTTGACTGTGAAAGATGGTATATCCCAAATCAATCTATTGTTTGGCTGGGCAGCATAGTTACCGTCATTTAACGCTAACACATGGGCACACTTGTGTTCGTGCGGGATCTCAGAATGATCAGTATCTAATATATTAGGGTCTGGGTGTGCAAAGTCAACAGTAAATAGATATCTGCCATAGTGCCATTTCTTATCTTTTCCTATATATTTACCTGATTGAGATTCTAAAATATCCCAAGTAGTAACAGCAGGGTAATAAGAAAAACTATTCCACAGTTGAAGTTCATCAAGTCTCTTGGATGGAACATCTTTCGGTTGAAAACCACGTTGAATAAAAGCCGATATGGGGAGACGATAAAAGATAGCACCGTTTTCCATGATGGCATGGAATAAGAGCGCTTTGCCTGTAATCGCGGTGACACCAAAGATAATACAGTCTTCCACTTCGCCTTTATGCTTTTTAAGATCATATAAAAACTCCCTTCTAATTTGAGCGTATTCTACAGGAATATTTGCATTTAAGTAAGCCATAATTTTTCATTTTATTGTACCCCAATTAGGCCCAGATTCATAGTCTACCTTATTGGGAACTTCTAAATCTACCGCTGATTCCATTATTTCTTTTATTTTATCAGCATTGTTATCTACTGATATATCAAGTTCATCATGCACTTGTATATGTGGTGTGATGCCTTCTTTGTGTAATTCTACCATGGCTTTTTTAGTCATGTCAGCTGCTGACCCTTGTATTAATCTATTTAAAGCCTTGTAAGTAAAAGCTCTTCTGATCCCTGGTCCGTGTTCCTCTAGCGCTGCATCATGAGGCAATGGCTTATGTATACCAAACTGGTTTGGTTCCCATAGATGAAATCTACATAGTCTACCCAGCAAAGTTCTTATTCTACCTCTACCTTGTGCACGTTGCATGACGTTGTCCATAAGTTGTTTTACAAATGGCACACGTGAGTGATATTGTTTAAATAAACCATCAGCTCGTTCTTTATTAACACCTAATTCAGCTTGTAATTTATTTTTACCCATACCATAAAACAGACCAAGATTTATGGTCTTGGCCTGCTCTCTTGGTATCTCTGCCATATCGGCAACGATCTGGTGAAAGTCTACATCACTATCTTGATATGCATCCAATACGTCGCCCACTCCATAGAGATTTTGTAATGCTGCGTAGTGTACGACAAGTCTTGGTTCTTGTTGTGAATAGTCAAATACACCCCACTTACAACCTTGTTCTGGTATAAACAATGACCTGATCAGTGGTCCAAGTTCCTTGTTCCGTGCTGGTATCTGCTGCAAGTTTGGATTATTGTAACTGAATCTACCAGTTACTGTACCACCTTGATCGGATCTAAGTTGATTTATCTCTGCATGTATTCGTCCTTTATGTTCATGTTTTAATATGGTATCTATAAATGTAGTGTGAGCTTTGTTTATTTCACGAGCTCTAGCAATATGTTTAACTATTGGATGAGGATGGTTCTTTAAAAAGTTTTTGGTAAACGATGGAGAATTTGTTTTTTCAGTTCGGTCAAAAGGTAGGTTCAGTTTTTGAAAAACTTGCGCTATCGATCTCGCAGCCCATATTTGGGTATCTATTCCTGTTTCTTTTTTTACTTTTTGCAAGCATTCTTTTTCTTCTGTTAGTAGTTTGTGTTTTAATTGACTCGCTGCTTCAACGTCTACTCGCACACCTAAAAATCGCATATCAACGAGGCAAGGGAAAAGTTCAGTCTCTAAATCAAAAATAGATTCTATATCTTGATGTTGTATTTCTTGTTTCATCTGTTGCCATAACTCTAAAGTCATTTCAGCATCTCGCTCTGCATACTCACCTACATACATGGCAGGTAGTTTGTACATCTCAGACTTTGGATCTACACCCCAAAGAGCTGCCGTTTCGTTCAATACAGCCTCGTTTTTGCCTTTTCCAAGGTAATCGCGACCCATGGAGCCTAAATCATAACGAAAGCGATTCTCGTCCACGAGAGAGCCAGCAATCATGGTATCTACTATGGTTCCGTTAATTTTAAGACCTGCAGCACGTATAAAACATACGTCATACATAGCGTTGTGGAATATCTTTGTAGAAGGATAATTTAGAACAGTTCTAAAGTAATCCATAACTTTTTTCTTATCTAAGTTACCACCACCTTCGTGTGCGATAGGATAATATCCAGACCATCCTTCAACAGCTAAAGCTATACCAACTATTTCTGATCTACCTGTAATAGATCCAGATCCCATAGTTTTTAGTTCAGGATCTTTTGTTTCTAAGTCAACTGCTATTTCATCATACTTAGATAAGTCAGGAAAAGATTCTGGTGGCACCCACTCGGTCTGTGGTTTAAATATTGGTTTTTGTATCATCTTTATCTACCTTTTCTATATTGGTTAATTTTTCAATATCTTCATAAGGAACCATTGTTATTTTATCTTGCCTACCATCTCTTTGATAAACTTGATAAATACCTTTTCCTTTTTCATAACCTTTCTCCTTTAATTTATTTATTACATGATTTAATAACTCTTGTCTATCAACTATCAACCAATACTTGTTTCTTTCAAAAACAATGTAGTCAGCTTTGCCTTTTACCCAACCAGGTTCACCTCTTACATTTGTTCCTTCAACCCACGCAATATCATCTTGAAAATTATTATCCCATCTATTTTTCTTTTTCATTCCTTTAACATCAAATTTATAAGTTTTATTTTTAAATACTCCTTTGACATCCCAATGTTCTTTTATGTTTTCATAATCATTTGCCCATATTGGATCTATTAAATTTTTTGCAAATTTTTCTTCTGATATCTTTGCTTGTTTTCTATATTCTTCCCAACTCATGAGTAGTCCCTTTCCAATATCATTTTTAAATAATGTATTGCTTTTTCTATATCTTGTTCTTTACCCTTTACAGAATGCCTGCAAATATATTTTATAGCGTTTCCTTCTGCGAACAAAAGTTTGTTTTCATTTATAAACTCCGCTGGTTGTATCTTCATATTACGGTAGTGCTTGCCACCTATCTGCTCTTCTAACGAAGAGTATGTTGTTCCTTTGAACATATCTTTATTTGTCATATACTATATCCTTTATATTCTTGTTTTGGTGATATGATGTGTAGATGTTCCTTGGTCCGTGTTGCACCAACATAGAACAATCTGTTCTCATCATCAGGATTTTTTTCATATCCCTTCATTGTGTTTTCACTAAGATCAGTTAACAACACAACGTTTTGTGATTCACCACCCTTTGCACCATGTATGGTGGACAAAGTTATTCGTGGCGATTCGTTTAGTTTCTCTCCGTTCTTTCTCATCTTTCTTAGATAGTTTACATCCCTGCTTGGTGCATCATCAAATGCCTCAAACCAAGGTTTATCTGTTTTCAAACCATAGGATTGTTTTAGTGTATCCAAGTCATAGGATGCATCTTTTAACATACCCTTTAGTTTAGATTTATCTGTATTATCTTTCATGTATCCGTAAATTCTTTCTACTTGTTTGTACATCATAGGTTGACCTTTACGTAAGTTTTCCCAATCTTGTGCAGCATAGTGTAGTTCTTGTTCTTTTGTTTTTTTAAATTTGTTTCTGTAATACAAACCGTTTCTGTACAGTGTATCTTCTAATTCATTTAACATGTATTTAGTTCTGGCCATGACTAACCATTCACCTGAGGTCATGTTTAGTTGTTCAAAGTCATCGTATCTAGATAACGCTCCCTGATGTGTCTTTGGTTTCCAAGACTTATCTATTCTATTTCTAACTTTGTTTATTACATTCATTGCAACATCGTGCACCATAGCTGGTATTCTATGTGATTGTGTTAGTGGCATCATCAAACCTTTTTGTGCAATAAAAGAATCTACATCTGCACCTGCCCATCTAAATATTGCTTGGTCATCATCTCCTGCAATAAAAGAATCTGTTGTTTTATTCCAAATACTTTTTGCCATATCCCACTGCATTAGTGATAGATCTTGTGCTTCATCTATAAATACTACGTCAAACTTTGGTGACTTATCTGATTTAATAAAGTGTAGTATCATGTCGTTAAAATCTATTAGATTGTATTCTTTTTTGTATCGTTCTATCTCGTTTGCAATGATGGTTAGTTTATCTCTTTCAAGATCACTGTTGTGTTCTGCTAAATCAAACTGTTGTTCTGGTGTAATATTTCGTAACTTTGCGAGATTTATTATTCGTAAGTACTCACTATCAGATGTAAAGATACCATTGTGATCATCTTCAAACTTCGCATAGTTGACAGGAAAACCTAGCTTCTTACCTAAGTCAACATAGTGTCTACGTTGCATTACGTCTTCTTTTTTTACACCAAGTTTTCTAAACGCCAGTGAATGTAGTGTTCTAAAATATGGTAGGTCGTCTTCTGTAAGATTAAATTTTTTTATGGCTCTGTCTCTTGCTTCGTATGCAGCTTTCTGTGTGAAAGCAAAGTATCCAACTTTATCAGGATCTGTTTCTTTTAGATAGTCATCTACTTTGTTTAACAAAGTAGTTGTCTTTCCTGTACCTGGTGGTCCTAATACTATTGTTTTCATTAATATGGTGACTCCTCTTTTAATTTTTTAGGTTTATAGTCATCTGTCTTTTTTTCAAACTCTTTGACTACAAATACAGATAATCTTTCTTTTCCGATTCTTTTATTTTCACAATCACATTTTTCTTTTAGTAGCTGTGCTGTTCTTGAATAACCAAGATCCCATCTTCTACGCATTAAAAACTGATGATAAAATCTATCAAATACAAAATGATGGTAGCCCTCTGATGTCCATACACCACCTTTTTTTAAATCACTCTTATCTGTTGATACTTGTCTATTTAAACAAAACTCTTCTAAATGATTTTGTAATTGATCCTCTGTTCGTAATCCCTCTGCAGGTTCTGTAACTTCTGCGTTGTTTAATAATATGTTTGTAATGTTTACCCAATCTTTTTCTTTTAATGTTGGTGGTCTATTTCTTAATTGTTTCATACATGCCTCCTGAAATAAACTTTGTTGTCTTAAGTATTTTACATTCTCTAAATATAATCTTTCTCCGTCTACATTAAGATAGTAGTAAGGATCTTCCAAGTCTATTACCTGAAGGTCAGTTAGCCCAGGAAACAATATCTCTTGGCCTATACCATATTTTCTAGTTCGACATAATGTTTTATCACACATACTACACATCGGTTCGTCTTTACATTTATAACCCCATTCTTTTTTATCGTGCTGTGTAACAACTATCTGCACCTCTGAATCTGACAATGGTTTTTCCATTGCAGTTGCATTAAATAAAATTAATTTTGATTTCCATTCTGCTGGCCATTTTTGTTTTGCATATACACCATAATGAAATAGTGCATTGTTTCTACCGCCTTCACCTATCTTGTTCATCGCTAGTGTTTCAATACAAGGTGGTCCATCACTGTATTCTGATTTAGGTCTTTCTACTTTTATACTGTCAACGTCTTTTACTTTTGTAGTTTCATACAACGCAAAAAAATCATCCAGTGTAGCACCTGCTCCATCTTTTTTAAATGCATATCTTGTTGTTC